ACGTACACCGTACCAGCGTTAGGGCCGGTAGTCTCTGTGTTAATTGTTACGCCCGTTATAGTTACGCCGCCCGCCGTGTAGCCTGTACCTACCACTTCATTCGTCGTGGTGTACACCGTGGTCAACGGACCAATATCAGAAAACGCTGTGTACAACGCCATCTTCAGGGTGTCGGTTGCCAAGTTCTGCCCCGCTTGGAGCATCTCCTGTTTGAAGCTATTCGTTAGGCCCTGTTGGATAGGCATTATGGATTCACCCTGTTGTGTTTCTTGATGTTATCTAGCCACGGGATAACCTGAAGATTTGTTGGTACGTGAAGCCCAGACACAACCACACCCTGCAACGGTAAAACATGGTCAACATGCCAACTAAACCCAAATAGTTTGGTTCTTAGTTTAGCAAGTTTATATGCCTCCCGCATCATCCAAATGTCTTCTTCTGTCAGCCATTTCGGGGTACGTTGCATCTTTGCAGCCTGCCTACGACGTACGTACTCTGCCTGCACATCTTTTGTTTTTTGCCGGTAATTACGCATTGTCGCCTTGCGCACTTCACGGCGCTCTTCTATATACTTTTTACCGCGCTCCGCAACAAGTTCTTTGTTGGCTGCTTTGTATTTTTTAATCCATGCAGTGCGCTGTTCAACAGGATACTCGCTCCATTTCTTTTTCGGCTTACGGCCCTTTGCCGCCTTGGCAGCGCGTTTTGCTATTGTGTCAGGGTGTATATTCTTTTTGTGCCTACGCTCTTCATTTATGCAATCTAAACATTTACGCAAATAGTACTGCTTCACCTTTACAAAACGAAAGGCGGTTAAAGGTTTTGTAACATCACATTTAATACAAGTTTTCATGGCCCAACTTTTAACTTATATTGTCCGTCCCTGTACGCGTCACCTCTTTCCAAACCACTACCCAGACGATTGAGCTGACCAAGTGCCTCTTGGTACTTCTTCTCGTACTGACCGATCATGTCGGCTTCACCCTTCAGGAAGGTATACGCCTCAACCAAAGTGCCGTACAGCAGTACCGGCGAGTAGCTATCACCCAACCATGTACGACCGTCAGCCGCTACCGTGATTGATTCAGGGTAGTAGTAATAATGCAACTCGACGTTGTACAGGATGTTAGGCGTTGGGCCAAGAATGAAGCTGAGTTCGTCCGTGATGGTGCTAGATATAACAGTCGGGCCAAACAGCGCGTAGTACTTCGGGATACCCGTCTCGTTCGGGTTTGGGTACGCAGCCCGGATGAAGTTCACATCCTTGTTCAGCAGGTACTCGTAGTTACCACTAGCGTCAATTACTGCCATCGAGAAGACCGACAAGAAGTCAGTCGGGCAAGACAAATACTGATTACCACCGGTGGTAACACCCGTGACGTTCTTGCGAAGCGCAGGAATCTGCACCGTGTTGTAAACGCGCTCTTCAGCCTGCTCGATAAAGAAATCAATCTGGTTCGTACCGTCAGACGTGATTACGCCACTACCTGCGACGTTCGTCCACGTGTTTGTGGGGAAGTCGTTCTGCAGGTAGTTCTTGACCGCAGTAAACAGCTCGGTATAAGTCACGGTTCACCTCAACCCATTGGGCCTCGTGCCATTGTGCCCTTGGTAGCCGCGCCGGTACCACGAATCTTGATGCCGGTAGTCTTGGGTGCCTTGAAGTTGCCTTTGCTGATACCCGCAGCTATATTCATCTCGCTCATGTAGTCAGCACCGCTTTGGGTTTTGATCTCAGCCTTTTGTGGTGCTGGTTTGATCTTTTCCATTACTTGCCTCCTTGGTTCTGCACCCGCGCCATGTTGCGACCCATGCTCTTTAGCATCTCATTGGTCACGCCGCCCTTCGCCATTTTCTTGGCTCCGTGCATACGCTTCTCGTGTCCTTTGACTGCTTTGTCGGCTACCGCCTTCATTGACTTCTTGTCCATGCTTACTCCTAGCTAATTGTTACACTGCCAATCTGAGCAGTTGACGTTAAAGCATTTGGCGTTAACCCTGCGTCGTTTGCTCTTGATCCACCTACCGGTGCCCAACCCCACTGGATGATTCGGCTACCTTCTGCCGGTACACCATCCGAGTCTACGGTAGTGTTCGGCGTCGCTGTCAACTGTAGTCCTGTGGCTCCTGACTGGTAGTAGCTCAAGTCCTTACGGGGATCACGCAGCGCCTGCGGATCATCTACCGGATACATACCCAACTGCAACTGCGGCTGATCCGGGTCCCAACATGACGGGCACACCAGCAGGTTATAGACCTTGGTCTTGACTACCTGCTTACGTAACTCCTTGAGTTTATACCTCTGGCCGCAGCGGTCACACTCCGCAATCGCATGTTTACCAGAGGCAAACCTATTTCCCATCAGACACCACCAGTAATGTACTGCTGACGCGGCACCAGACGATCTGCGGCCTTCTCACGGTCTTCGCTTGCTGCCAACTCCCATGCCTCGTCGTACTGCGACTTCAGAACAGGTAGCCTGTCCATCGCGCCGGGTACTTTCAGCGCCAGATAATAGGCCAACCCTGCCGTCAGGCATGGCAAGAAACGAAACGGAATATCCATCGTCTTGGTGCCACCACTACCCGCATCTTGCACGCGACGCAGCCGCCAGTAAACGAACTGGTACGTGGTTGCTGAATCTGGGGTCGGCCATACCGTGACGCTGTTCTTCTGCACCAAATCGATTGCCGCGCTTGTCAGGTGGCTTGCTGCGGTTGTGCCGTTCTGTCCACGTACGCAGTTCAGCAGATACGCTGGGTTGCCGTTTGCTGCAGCCTGCGTCTGGTTATAGCCAATCAACTCCGAGCCAATCCGCACGAACCCTGCAAACGGTACACCTTCCAACGACGTAACCGGAATAGTTGTTGCCGTAGCATTAATAGTGCTCTGGACGGTACCTGCCAGCCGCGAATCTGCACCGGTCATACGCTGAATCCAGACCTGAATTGGTCGGCCTTGGATCAACTTGTTTGGGATCGTGGCGTACGTGGAGACGCTTATTCGTGTGATTGTGAGATCGGCTTGGTTGGACGGGATGTTCGCATTAGTACGAATAACATGGTCCAGCAGATCAACAGTATCGTCAGGAAGTGCATAAGTTGGTTGCCCTTGTACAAGCGGAATGGACAGTTGTTCAAATGTCCACATATTCAGACCACGGTTTGCCCAATCGGCAAACAGCAGGTTCAAGGAGCGCCGTGCCGTGCGCAAGTCATAGCCCGTACGCAGTTCGCCACCGGCGCGTTCGAACGCTTCCTCAACGATGTCGTTCAGGTCAAGATTGAAACTTGCTGTGCCGGAAGTGGTCATTACTTACCTTTATTCCTGTGCGGTGCTACTTTCTTCGCAATCGTCTTCGGCTGGGCTACGAACTGCTTGCCCGCCTTCTTTCCCGCCCGCTTTGCCCGTGTTGTGGCTGCGTACTCCGCTGGACTCAACGCTTTGATAGCGTCTTCTGGCAGGTACCTTTCGCCAGTCTTCGACGACGGCTTGCCACTCTTTGTGCGCCATTTCTGCTCCGTCCACGCCTTCAGGCTTTGCTGCGGGGCTTTCATCTCATCTTACCTCGTGTTTTACCACGCTGCGCTATTCCATCTGCACGAGACGACGCTGACTTCACAGCACCGCCTTTTTTCATACCGTCCAGTTCAGACAACGCCTTGCTCATGCGCTCTCTTGGGGGCGGACGTGGCTCGGCTCTGTCTTTCTTGAACTTGCCGTCAAGGTCTTTCAAACCTGCTTGGCTTTCCATCTTGTCAAACTCTTCTGGGCTAACGTCCTTGACTTCGCCTCGGGTACGCTTGGCTTCTATCTCTTGAACAAGTTTGCGTAAATCACCCACGGTAGCCTCCGCCCTTTGCTTTGTACTTCTTCGCCAACAACTGCGCCTTGCGGGCGCTCCACTGGCCTGCCGCTGTACCCTGCACCGCTTGGCCTTTGATGCTCTCAAACAGCGACCTGCGCATGCCCGGCTTGGTGTAATTGCCAGACTGATTCACGCGAGACTTCGTCTCGCCGCCTTCTTTGTACTGCGTGAAGTCGGTATTATCCCGACGGGCTTGCTTCTTCCCGCCGGGCATCTTTGACGGGTTGATAGCACCCATCCCGCGTGAGGCTCTCATCAGCAAATCTTCCCGCGAGTTTTACCACGTTGCGCGATACCGTCGGCACGAGAAGAAGCGGACGAAACCTTGCCGCCTTTTTTGTAACCCTCGTCTTTTAGCCCAGCGCGTTCGCCTCTACGAGATGCTGCGCGTTCTTCCATACCTAGTTTTCCAGACAAGTAGGCATCTGCATCCGTAGCCTTGTCGTAAACATATTGTCCAGCACGTTTGATATAGGCAGCAGGAGTGCCAATTGGTCCACCAAGGCGATCTGCCTTTTCTTGCCGTTCACGCCCTAGCTCACGCCCGTACTCGCGGGATTCTTTTTCAATATCCGCAAGACGTTTGACTCTGTCTGAAGCGTAATCTGTACTTTCTTTCTTTGGCATCACAGCCTCCTATCAGCAATACTTCTTAGCCATACCGCCTTTTCTCATGCCGGTAGAGCCTGCCATCTTGACCATCGTGCCCTTGGTCTTTCCTTTGGTAGCAACACCGTCACGGCTAGGCGCAGCAGTCTTGACTGAACCCATCTTCGACGGCATTACTGAACCACCGGCTGCGTATTTAGCCATGCCGCCCTTTTTCATGCCAGCTTCTTTCATCTCATGCTTGATCATGGACTTAGGAGCGCCTTTCTTCTTCATGAAAGCCACTTCCTTCTTAACCATCTTCTTTGACTCAGCCATACCGCCTCCTGATTTAGTGAATTCTTTCCCCACAGATTGAGGCACACCGGCCTTTTTAGCGAACGCAGGGTTGTGGGCAACCGCCTGCATAAACTTCTCTTGCTTTTCACTCTTGGCTGGCATCGGGTTTCTTCCGGTTGGTCAAACCACGAACCGTATCGGATTCCCAGATACGAATGCTGAACCACACAATAGTGACAATAGAAAGCACGTTTGGTAACCATCCAAGAATAACGCCCAACCCCGCAAGGATGGAGATGTTGTCCATTAGGTCTGGTTCGATATGGTCTTTTAACATTTCCAAGCCCTCAAAGATTTATTGATTCGGCTATTCGGATCGTTCGCGGTCTTGGCTGAAGTCAGCTTCTTTTTCATCCCCGACATTCGGGCACAGAATGACTTCTTCCTAGCCCCGCCTTCCGGCTGGGGGGCTTTCAGACCGGGCTTTCCCGGATTCGCTGCGTTGTAAGAGGCACGTCCTTTGGCGTTCAAGCCGCCTTTCTCGGACTTACCTTCCTTGCGCTGCCATGCTGGAGTCTTAGCCATTTTAGCCCTGCATGTAGTTTTGAACTAAGAGAATGATGAACATCGAAGAAACACCGTTGTTATTGGAACTAGCAAGTGCTGTTGCCTCAAGTGTAGTCTTCTCTGGAACCACAAGTGGGTACTCAAACACATAGTCCGCTACACCATTATTGACAGTCGTGACTGCGGCGGTGCGACGAATGTTGTCGGTGCCACGGGTTAAAAGTCGCCCCTCAACTTGGGCGGTTCCCCCTGCTTGACCCGCCGAAAACAGCCCCTGAGACACATACCCCGTATACCCTGCTGGGATGGTGTAGCTACCCGTGATCGTGGTGTTGTAATCAAACTTAATGATGTCGTATGTGGTCGCAGGAACGCCAGCAGTTACGGTACCTGTGCCGATATAAATGTCACCAGCCGCACTGTTTCCAGAACCTGCCGTTAATACATAAGCATAGTTAACCCGAAGCAGCGACGCAGTCATCGTCACAGCCGTTTGTCCGTTCAGCGTGACGGTCTCTGTGACTTCGTTGTAATTAGCGTCAAGACCCTGCACAACGACGGTACGCGCTCCTGTTCCATTGCTTGTGTCGTTTGCATTTGTGGAACTGACAGTCATCTGCAAAGCAGCCGCAGGGAAAGTAATTAAACTAGCCAGAGGCCAAACCGATACCTGAGCCGTGTCTACATCAGAATTGAATCCAAAGACAGTGACATTTCTGTGCCCTTGAATTTGACCACGAGAGACCTGCAACTCAAACGGCTCGTACGTACCTACTTGGGTTATAGAACGCCAAGTTCCAATATTCGCCATAATAATCTCCTTGTTTTAAAGGGGGCCGAAGCCCCTAAGATTATTAGACGTTCTGCTGACCAATCAGCGGATCAGTAACGTAGTACAGGATTGTGCCGGTGATTGCACCGCCGGTTGGGCCATCGCCGGTAGTCGCGCCACCTGTGAGCGTAACCATCTGAGTCAAGGACATAGCGACACCAAGATCGTCACCCGCTGTAGCGGAAGCCCAGTTAAATACTTGCTTACCTGCGTCAGCGTCAGCGGCGCTCAACAGGCCGTTAGGATCAACAGCGGTAGGGTCGGTGTAGCCGATCCAGCCCATGTCAAACGTGGGGGTAGTGCCACCTGTGCCAGCGGCATTGGCTTGAATTTCGACGACCACTGCGCCAGCCGGAAGGACTACAGCTGGAGCACCAGCAGCAGAAGAGACTTTAGCGGTAGTGGTGTCAACGGCGGAAGGGTCGATGTAGAACTGCGCAGCCATCAGGCCAGTGCCACAGTATGCGGTGCGAGTGTTGTCGCCGCCGCCCGAACGCCAAATACTTTGGGTGGTAGAAAGAGCCATGTTTTTCCTCATGCGGTTAGGCACGTCAATCTGCATGAAGTCAGGCCGGGAGCCTGTTTGACGTACCGGATAAATCCCGGAATAACTACTTTATATACTACAAAAAGGGGGCCGTAAAGCCCCCCGTTTTACTACTTATCGCTAACAAACTTGTTCAACGCATTTGCTCTTTCAAGTACCTGATCTAAAGTAGGCCACACGGCGGTTTCGCCATTAGCTTTCTTAGCGTGGTACTCCTGTTCCAACATTTCACGAGCAGTGTTGAGCATTTGATAACGAAGTTCAAACGGGTTCATACGTCCTCCTGTGTGTGATGTGTGTATGGGCGAAATTGCCCGGTGCTACTTTACTACAAAAAGGGGGCCGTAAAGCCCCCCTTTCTATTACGCGCCTTGCGAGCCGAACATACCGAGCGGATCGCTGAACCCGAAGCTGTAACGCTCACGAGCCTTGTAGCGAACGTTGCCAGTATCGAAATCCCCGTCCATTTTTGTATCGAGCGGGATACGAATAAAGTGCTTCATGCCGTTCGGTACATCAGTGGTCAGGAACCAAGCATTCGTGTCGGTCAAGAAGTGGTTAATTGCGTAACCTTCTGGAATCGACCCGTTGTTCTTCAGTGCGTTTACGTCGTTGTCGTTGGTACCAACACGGAGATTGGTTTCCAGCAGACGAGTTGCAACGAACTGCAATGACGGTGGAATGATCAGCTTACGTGGACGTGCAGCAATCAGCAGGCTACGTTCGTCAGTCCAAGCAGCGATCTGAATCACAGCGTTTTCCAACGAAGTTTCGTTCAGGTCAGCAGGTGTCGAAGGGATGTTCGAGTTAGTGCCGCCAGAAACGAGTGGGTGCGCGTTCGAGAACAGAGCCTGACCGTCACCGCCCGGATAGGACGACGAAAAGCCGTTGTTCAGGACCGATGCTGCTTTGACCTGCTTGGTGTATGACATCGAACGAGCCAGCGCCTTGGTATAACGAGCCGACAGGCTGTCATACAGGTTATCTTCAATCGCTTCTTCAGTGATCGAGAAACCTTGTGCGATGGTCTCGTGGTTGTATCGAGCAGTCCAAGCTTCCTGACCGTTGTCGTACGCGATTGCAGAACCTTCGTTCTTAACCGGTGCGGCAGAGAAGCCAGACAGTTTGGTTTCTTCTTCGAAGGAACGCTCGGAAGTCTCGGTTTCGTAGATTTCCTTGTGCTCTTCGCCGTAGCGAGCATACTCCAGACCAAACAATGCGTTCAAGCCGGGGAGCAGCTCTTTCAGTAGTTGTGCGCGTGAAATAGCCATTATTCAGCTCCTTATACGTTGGCAGTGCCGGTCGGGTTGTAATACGAATGACCGCCGTTATACGCCACGACGTTAGGAGCACCTTCCGTCAGAGTGATATACGGCATGTTCCACTTAACGATAACTTCACTGTAGTTACCGCTTGCATCGACGCTTTCTTCGATCAGACCGACGACACGCAATGGCAGCGTAAACGCTGTATTCGAGCCGGAATCGTAAGCACCAATGTTCGAGTTACCCGAAATAGTGGTGTTAGTCGAAGGCTGCGAAATTGCCATGTTGTTACCCAGAATGGTGTTATCAATCGGGGTGATGGTGGTCGAAGTTGCCCCACCGGTTACCGCGACTTGGAACAGTGCATCAGGATCGTCAACGACGTAAGCCACGATGTCAGAAGCAACAACTGAACCGGGATACGAGTTGGCAAACAGTTTCTGGCCTGTGGACGGGTTGGTATAAGACACACCAACAAACACGCCGATAACACCAGTCGCGGAGACAGTCGTAGTGCCAGTCTCTTTGACGATGAAGCCAGACGATAGGCGAACGATGTCGCCGTTGTTAATAGCACCAGCAGTATTGCTGGCAATCGGGAGTTCACGAGTCTGACCCGCGAACACCTGACCGCCGATCAAATTGATCGGTTTTAGCCCGTAGGGGGCATTTACAGTCGGATAAGCCATGTTAGCTCCTAGTTAATAAAAGGCTATTTGTTTCCTGTACCAAAGGTCGTCGTAGACTTCCGTTCATTGAACAGCGGCATACGAGCATCGCTCTGGCGCATCAACGTGTTGTCAACTGACTCAACCTGCTGCTCTGATTTGACACCGTAGAACTGATTACGAGCTTGAATCTTCTCTATAGGCATCTTGCACAGCATCAGACCGCCGATCTCAACGTTTCCTGCCGAGTTAGCCGGTAGCATTAGTTCTGGATGATCCGCTGCTTTTACAGGCTCCCAGCCTTCACGAATCCGTGTGGATACGTTGGCTGAGTACGGCTGTCCATTAATTGCGGTTGCAATCCAACGGTAGCCATAGCCCGGTTCAGGGGTTGGGTCAGGCAGAGTGCTAGGCGGCTGATAAACGTATCGAGCGCTTTTTTCGCGTGTTTCAACATCACGGGGGGTGCGGGGATTAACCATTTGATGCCTCCAGTTTCAAAACTTCCTTTGCATATTGTTGATTGGTAAGACCGAGCCTACGAGCAAACGCTTCTTGCGTTTTCGTTAACCTGATCTTTTTTGCTCCGGACGAGCGTGTGCCGGGCGCTACAACCGTTGCAGGGGGTTTTTTAGTGGAAGTCTCGCGTGGCGTCTCACGCTTTTCTTCCCCGTAGTGTTCGGGGAACTTCTCACGAAGGCGAGCGTCGATCCGCTCGAAGTATTCATCGGTGCGGGCGTATTCCGGCCCGTTTTGGTTGACAAGCCGGGTGTGCATCCCGATTGCCAAAGCAGTCATATCCTCAAACCCCTCTGCACCGAACCACTGGTTTTTTGCCTGCCAGCGCAGGGTCTTCTCGTCGAGCTGTGGAGTTTGTTGCTGCTGCGGTTGAATATATACCTGTTCATTTTCAACTTGTAAAGGGGGTGGCCTAAAATTTTCTGCCTGCATCACCCGCAGCTTGGCGTCCTGTAGTGCTTCCTGCGCGGCAAGCATGGCATCGGAATCATAGGACTCTGCCGCCTCCTTATAGCGACGGCGGGCCATTTCAAGCTCGGCTTCCGCTTTCTCTTTCAGGACGGTGGCGTAGGTCTGCTCTCCGCTTGACACGTAGGACTTCAAGCGATTGTTTTCCTCCAGCAACTGCTGGACGGCACGGGCAGCTTCCTCGCGCTCGCGCAGAGCGGCTTCCTTGGCTCTACGCTCGTCATGACGGGCATGCGCCAGCTCCTTGATGCGTTTCTGCACCTTCTCGCTGTACTGCTCTACCTCGTCGTCGGACGGGTCTTCTACCTCTTTGTCTAACGGCTTACGGCCTCTGTCAGCGACAGGGGTATCGTCCTCGACCTCAATCTCTATCTCACCTTCGGACTCAAGATCGATCTCAATGTCCTCGGCCTTGATGTCATCCTTCTTCTCAATTTCGTCAGGGAACTTGAAGTCTTCGCCTTTGAATTCAGCCATGTCCTTCTCCTTATGCAGCGCGTGTATAACCACGCGGGTCTTCCACGGTACCCTCCACCTGATCTTCATTGATCATGCGGAACTCTCTACCGTGAATCTGGAAACGCGTGCCGGAGTAAGCCCTTACCAGCACGAAATCGCCCTCTTTACACCAAGGCCCTGACGGATACCGCTCTTTATCTTTGTATGCGTCAGGACCCAACGCAACAACAAACAGTACTGTCGTCGTTTGCTCTTCGATACGCTGTGATACAGAGGCTTTAATAAGCATCGAATCGTCAAACGTATCTGCGGCAGGCGGTACAGCGCACAGCACCTTGAAACCTGAAGGCTTCGGTAGCTGTTTTGCCTTTAAGTCGTCGCCTGCAGAATCGACAGTTTCCTCTTCTAGTTGTTGCTCCGTGTTAATTAAGTCTTTCAAATAACGCGGGAGTATCAGTTCACTCATCGGATTTCTCCACTTTGTCAGCAAGGTCGAGTAAATGGCGCTCTGCAAGGGCTAGACCTTGAATTACCCCACAGAGCTTTTGGTACTGCGAAAAGTCGGCACAGGCACCGCCTGCGAGATCATCAGCGTAGTTATTCATGTCCCTGCGGATCATGTCCCGCAGGGTCTCCACGAAACTACGTGGGTTCATATCCTTCATTCACTCTCCCTATTATTGCGGGCACGATTAGCCCGTTTATCGGCAATGTCCGCACCGATGCGAACACCTTCACGCTCGTTATCAACAAGCATCCGCTCGTAGTCCTGCGATGCTTTTGCCGCTGTCTGTACGCCTTTTAACAACATGTCTGCTTGCAGCCGTTCCTTGTCTAGCTGCAGTCTTTCTTCTGCGATACGCGCATCCATGTCTTGCTTCTCTTTCTTCAGCGCCAGCTCCTGCTGCTGCATCTGGATAACTGGGTCTTGTGCTGCCTGTTGTGCAGCGGCTTGCGCCTGCTGTTGTGCCACTTGGCTCTGGCTGTTCTGCAACACGATTGGTGCTGCTTGTGCCACGAGACGTGATAGCTGAATTTCGACGGCTGGTGCCATCTTCTCGTCAGGTTTCGGCAGATCAGCACCCAACGCTTGCTCGATCTTCTGGCGGTATGCAAACGCGATGTGCTCCATGATGTGCGCCTGCATCGCCTGTTGAATCATCGGAGCCTGTGGGTTCTGCCCTGCAAGCTGCTGAATCAACGGGTCCTGTATAGCCGCCATGTGCACGCGGATATGCGCTTCGTGATCCTGATACAAGAACGCCTTGACCGGCTTCAAATTGATCACGTTCATGTTCTCGGACACAGGGTCTTGTGGCGTGCGGTCGTCGTCAGTCGGCACCAACTTGGCTGCGTTCTTGATACCCAACACCTCCAACATCTGTCGGTGTAGCGCGGGCTGGTCATATAACTGCGGCGCTTGCTGCGCCAACTGAAGGGCTGCTTGATACTGTACGACGCGCTGCGACATTGTCGCTGCGTTAGGATCAGACACCGGAATGATGTCTACATGGGAGTAGTCAGACTTCTTCGCCTTCGGTGCTGCTGGGTTTGTATCAGGCTCGTAGTTGTAATCATCATCTGTGTAGTCACGAATGATGCCTGCTAACAGTTTGAGTTCTTGCTTGAACGAATAGTGCACACGCGCCTGCACGGCGCTCATTACTTTGAGTGTTCGTTCGAGAATCGCAAGCGTCGTTCCAACCGGAGCATTAGCTGACATATCGGACACTTGGATGTCGGCTGTCGCTGCGAACCGGCGACCCTCTTCAACAATTGTCCCGAGAAGTTGATAGAGAGTTGCTGACGGTTCTTTATAAGGTAGCGGCAATATGTTGTCACGAATACCTCCTGAACCAAGATCAACGTCACGCCATTCACCCGGCGCAATCGGTGTGTCATCACCTTTAATACGCAGGCCACGGCTCTTCAGACCACCCGGCAGGTTAGATAGCGTGCCCGCATCAACCAACTGCCTCATCAAACTGGTAGCACTACGTGCGTAGCCACCAATCAGATGGAACAAACCGAAGCCATACGCACCGAAGCCGGGGATGTATTGGTAGTGCACGAAGTGCTGGCG